TGCGTCTTCCAAGGCCACTGGATTTGGATCATAAATTCATACAAAACAAAATAAGGAGAGTATATGCTGTTAGAATTTTAATTAGTTTGAGCTGTTCACAAATTATAGCAGAAAGGTGCACAGATATAAAAAATATTATGATGCATGCATTCTCAGAATTTTCTGATGTAAAAAGCCTCATAATAGACAAATTCTCTCCTCCTTACAAGAACATAACAGAAACTTGGATCATATCCCGCATACCAGCAATTGGCAAAATGTGTAGTCAGTATCAAAAGGGTGATTCAGTAAAATTGAGGCAACCTATATATATAGGCACAAAAAGGATGACAGAGAGTTTAGGTGGAATTTTAAATTTAAATTCACCTTGGTCAAATGATGTTTTAATTGACACACAAGATTTACTTGATGACTTATATGTTTATGTCCTGACACCAAAAGAACCTTCAAATATCCATCATGAAAATATAAAAGCAATTGAGACTATTTTAAAATTCCAGAAGATTTATGATCAGAAACCTGAACATGAAAAGAAGGGAGAATTTAATACACTTAAAGACCTTAAATCTTTTTTAACTCAGCCAGTTTCTGTTGGTTTTCACAGAGGCATTTTAGAGGAGTCTGTTAAATATACATTGACAAAACTAAATAAACGGAATATTCAGAAGTCAGTAGAGTCCATATTAAATGAAAATATACTTGAAATTAGTAGCACAAAAAGTTGTATACCAGAGTTAAATAGATTCTTGAAAGTTGCAGAGCCTAAAGGCAAAACTAAAATAGATAAGATATATGGTGAGTTTAAAAAGATTGATGAGACAATGATTGTTAAAGAAGACTTAAGGGCAACAACCGAAAAAGGTTATCTTTATGAAAATAACAGCACCAATAGAATGAAAGTACATGACACAATTCTTGATTTATTCAGCACACATAATCTTCAGATTAATACCACATTAGACCTGGCTATGTGGAATATCCAAAAGAATAATAGTAGGGTTGTCAGTGACATATGTATTAAAGCTCAATATGGAGCTAAAAGAGAATTTTATGTTGTAAACCTCGGTGCAAAAGGGATGGTCAGGATATTTGAAAATACATTTAAAGAATTGTGTAAATTATCATCTAATGAAATGATTTCTGTACCTGGTGATAAAAAATTAATGCATATGCAAGATAAGGTTAATAAGCTTTTATTAACAAAATCTAAAGGAAAATACATATACAGTGTTAACGGAGATTGTACTAAGTGGTCAGCGGCTGAAACAATGGAAGCATTTGATGTCATGTGTATGTCTTTGAAAGGTGTTCTGTCTGACAATCATATCAATTATTTGCGACATGTGTGCATGTCATGGTCTAACAAAACAATTTACACTCCTGGAAGCATACTCAAAAATTACAAATTCAATACAGATAAAACTGTATATATGAAAAAGGAACCAATAGGCATTAAGTCCACTCAAAATTTTCTTCAAGGAATGATGAATTATAGTTCATCATTTAAAGCAGTTTGTTGTTCAAATTATACAATTTATATGTGGAGAAAATTACATCCTGCCAGCACTATAGAGGTAGATCACTTAGAACACTCTGACGATTATTTGTTATTAATAAAAGTTGCCACTGTTGATGAATTAGCAGAATTCCGGATTTTTCACAGAATCATGATGAAATTACATGGTTTTAATGATAGTGTTAAAAAAACAAACACACAAAGATTATTGACAGAATTTATTTCATTGATTGCATTTAATGGACAAATGACGTACCCACAGATTAAAAAAGTTAAAGAAGTAGGCATGAATACATCATGTACAGGCTATAAAGATGACATGGATACAGCTTTATCTAGGTGTGCAGAAGCAGTCAGAATTGGAGTTGACCAAGTAACATCATACATAATGTTAAGAATTCATCAATTGAATATATGTAGGAGTTATTCATTATTACCAGGAATGCATAATGAAACATGGTCTCTGGAGGATATGAGAAACATACCGGTAGAAATATTTGGAGTTCCAGATGTTTTACCCTCATTTTATTTAACAACATCAGGCAACATAAACAACTATCGTATAGTAAGGATGAAAATTGACATACACGGCATGAACATGACAAAAATAACAAGATTCCTTTTTAAAAAAACACAGCAACAATTAGAAAATAAAGACAATTTCATAAAAAGTGACAATCTAAATGACATAAAACTCTATTCCCCTGATTATATTTATGATCAAGAGAATAAACTAATACAGAAAATAAGACACAGATTAAAATATGGGTTTGAAGATTGCAGAGATTTCCTAA